TTTATTTTCAGATCCTTATGCGGCGATGCCTGCCGCTAAAAAAAGAAAAGACGGCACTAAACGAAGCCATGCTGAATGGGCAGAACGAAATAAATTCAGATGGTTTCACAAAGATAATTTACCTAAAAGTTGGAGATAAACAATGGCGAAAATGATTTACTATGACGAAGAAGAAATAAAAGACTTAGTTAATAACCCACCACATTATAACAAAGGCGATATAGAATGTATAGATGCTATAGAAGCTATGCTTACACAAGAAGAATTTGTAGGCTATTTACGCGGTAACTCACTGAAATACCGTTGGAGATTTAGATACAAGAATGGAATACAAGATTTAGAAAAAGCAGAATGGTACGAGAAAAAATTGATGGGAGTTTTAAAAGATGAAGAACGAGACTAAACTACCCACACAATATCAAGAGTTCATACATCTGAGTAGGTATGCTCGTTGGAATGAAGACTTAGGAAGACGAGAGACTTGGCAAGAGACAGTTGTTAGGTACTTCGACTTTATGCAAGAGCATTTAAAAAAGAATAATGATACAGATATAGCAGATATGAGACCACAGTTAGAACAAGCTGTGCTTAACTTGGATATTATGCCAAGTATGAGAGCCTTAATGTCAGCAGGTAAAGCATTAGAAAGAGACAATGTAGCAGGTTTTAACTGTAGTTACGTTGCTGTTGATACACCAAGAGCATTCGATGAAACACTTTACATACTCATGTGTGGTACAGGTGTAGGCTTTAGTGTTGAACGACAATACATTAATAAACTTCCTGACCTTCCAGAAGAAATACACTACACTGATACTGTAATAAAAGTAGCTGACTCAAAGATTGGTTGGGCAAAAGCTTATAAAGAGTTTATGTCTCTTCTTTATTCAGGACAAATACCACAATGGGATCTAGGTAATATCAGACCGCAAGGCGCAAGACTTAAAACATTTGGCGGTAGAGCTAGTGGTCCTGCACCTTTAGCTGATCTATTTCAATTCACTGCTAATATATTTTTCGATGCAGTAGCAAAAGGACAAAACAAATTAGTATCTATTGATTGCCATGATTTGATGTGTAAGATCGCAGAGGTTGTTGTGGTAGGTGGTGTTAGGAGATCAGCTTTGATCTCACTCAGCAATCTCTCAGATGAAAGAATGAGAAACGCTAAGTCAGGTTCCTGGTGGGAACATAGCCAACACAGAGCATTATCAAATAACTCAGTAGCCTATACAGACTCAGCAGAAATGGGAGCCTTCATGCGTGAATGGTTATCTCTATACGAATCTAAAAGCGGAGAGCGTGGTATCTTTAATCGTCAAGCGGCTGAAGTACAAGCGGCAAAGAACGGTAGACGAGAAGAATACAAAGACTTTGGTTGTAATCCATGTAGTGAGATTATATTGCGCAACAAACAATTCTGTAATCTAACTGAAGTTGTTGTAAGACCTGATGATACTTGGGGAACTCTTCAAAATAAAGTAGAGTTAGCTACTATTCTTGGCACATTTCAAGCAACCTTAACTAACTTTAGATACTTGACAAAGGCTTGGAAGAACAACACAGAAGAAGAAGCACTACTCGGTGTGTCTCTTACAGGTATCATGGACAATAAAAAAATGTCTACAGATAAAAACTTACCTATGAGATTACAAGCCTTGAAAAACTCAGCAGTTACAATGAACGAAGGTTGGGCAGCTAATTTAGGAATCAAACAATCAGTAGCTATTACTTGTGTTAAACCAAGCGGTACTGTTAGTCAATTGGTTGATAGCGCTAGTGGTATCCATGCTCGACACAGTGAATACTATATAAGAACCATTCGTGCCGATAAGAAAGATCCGCTTGCACAGTTGATGGTAGATCAAGGAGTCTATCACGAAGATGATATAACAAAACCAGAACATACTTTAGTCTTTTACTTTCCTATACAATCTCCAAAAGATTCTTTAGTTAGAAAAGATTTGACAGCTTTGGAACATCTTGAAATATGGAAGGTTTATCAAGATCACTGGTGCGAACATAAACCTTCTGCTACAATATCGGTGCGTGAAAATGAATGGTTAGATGTAGGCTCATGGGTATGGAATAACTTTGATACTATATCAGGAGTTTCATTCTTACCATATGCTGATCACTCGTATCAACAAGCACCCTACCAAGAGATAACAAAGAAAGAATACAAAGAGTGGTTAAAGAAAACAACAAACAAAGTTGATTGGTCTTTACTAATGGATTACGAGAAAGAAGATATGACTGAGAACACTAAAGAACTAGCGTGTACTGCTGGTGCTTGTGAGATAATATAATATGGAAGAAGCAAATTTAATTAGTTACGCTGTAATAATAGATAAGAAAGGGAAGCTGGTTACTGAACAAAAGATTTCTGAAATTTCTGCAATGAAAGACAGACTAAATCCTATTACCTATTCAACTCTTGAGACTATTATACGTACAGTAAAAGCTGAATTTAATAAGATTCATACCGTAATTGAAACAGAACTAGATGCCAAAATTTATAAAGAATAAACACTAAGTTTCTTTTCTTTTCCTTTGACTGAGATCTCATCTATTAATTTTAATTGGTGCTTGCTATTGAACATAGCAGTACTTTCTCCTATAAGAAGATCAACACCTACGTCTTTTGTTGCAGACTCAAGCCTTGCTCCTGTGTTTACTGCGTCACCAATAGCGGTGTAATCAAAACGTGACTCACTTCCCATGTTGCCTATGACAGCTTTGCCTGTATTAATACCTATACCGATAGCCACTGGTGGTATTCCTTTATCTTTAAACTCTTCATTTAATTCTTCCATGTTCTTTATAATATCTAATGCACAATCAATTGCTTTTGTTTCGTGATTTAGTTGATCTAAAGGCGCGTTGAATATAGCCATCATTGCATCCCCAATATATTTATCTACCATACCACCGTGTTTCTGCACAGCTTTTTGTTGCGCGGTCAAAGCTTTATTCATAATATAAGTGACATCTTCTGGCGGAAGAGACTCCGAAAGAGATGTAAAACCTCTGACATCTGTGAACAAGAACGTAGCGTATTTCTTTTCGCCACCTAGTTTCAATAACTCTGGGTTGTTTTGTAATTGTTTAACTTGACGAGGATCAAGATAGTGTTCGAACTGTTTCTTAATTTGTTGTCTTAATTTGTACTGTTCTCTGAATCTTAAATAGAATGCAACAGTCGCAGTTATAAATTGAGAGATCAAAGTCCAAGTAAAGTCTAATAAGATCCCGCTAGACTTTATAAAATAAGCTTCAGTATAGATTGTACCAATCATTACCATTAACCCAAAGACTAATCCCCATGTAATACCGAACAAGTATAATATAAACCAAACAAGAGACACTGAGGCTACAAGTGCAAGCATCTCTACAGCTTTTGAATAGTCAGGGATATAAGGACTATTTTGTATAAGAATAGATTCAGATAAAGCAGCTTGAATCTTATGTGGTTCTAGTAATCCTACTGGTGTTGCTATCTGAGGCATAACACCTGCGGCTGTAACACCTACAAATACAAAACGATCTTTAATCATATTTGTTTTATTTATTTCAGACAAACTAAACTGAGGTGTATCTACCCACGAGATCCACTTACGACCAAGACTATCAGTAGGCACTGCTGGTATTCCCTTAACTCTAACTTCTTGTATTCCGTTTTCATTTGTTTTAATTAAATAAGTATCGGCACCTGCTAAAACTTTTAAAACTTCTGTGCCATATGACGATACCCAGCCATCAGGAGTGCGCATCAATAAAGGCATTCGCCTAACCAATTGGTCTACATCTGTTGGTGCTACAGCTATTCCTTGATAGGCACTGTCCTTTAAAATCTCTATGTTCTCTATAACACCTGTTGCTTTATATCCGCCTCTGTCTTCACCTAAGATTACTGTACCTGTGGTTACAGGATATGTGCCGTTCTCGTTTTCAAATGTTGCTAACACACTTGGAATCCTTTGCAAGCTTTCAGCAAAGACTTCATCACCACCAAATCTATCTCCTTGTGGAAAAGCAATTACCCAACCTACTCCTATAGCACCTTGATTAATTAAAGTGTTCTGTATGTCTGCTAATTTTCTTCTTGGAAAAGGATAACCACCTTCTTGTTCCACGTCTTTCTCAGTGATATTAAGTATAGAGAAATAGCCAGAAGGTATTTTGTCTTCGACAAGAGCATCAAATGTTTTTAGTTTTAATACTTGGTAAGCTATTGGTTGAAACAATAAAGGCAACGATAAAAGTATTAAAATAAGAAGTAATTTTTTAAAATCTTTTTTCATAATATATTCCATTATTAACTATGACAATAGTAAATATAGTATTAGTTGCTCTAAGCCTTCGCTCCCTCTTATAAGGCTCGCTTTTATCAAAGACATGGTATAACACAATATTGCCTATAACTTTTTGTGCTAATAAATCTCCTTTACTTGGATGGTTTCCTAATAAAGGATTTCTTTCTATTAAATTACAAGATGTGTGTTTTTGACACTCTATCATTTTCCAAGTCAATGTTGTATCTATAGCCTGTAATGTAAGCTGTGTTTTAAAAAGTTGCTGCTCTTTTTTAGACCAGTCTTTATAAGCAGCCTCTGAAAAAGAAGGAGCTATAAAAAATAAAAAAAATATTAAATATTTAATCATTTTGATTTATTGTTATTGTTTTATTACAGTTGTTACTGCAATTATAAGTAGCTGTGATGCTTTTGTTGGTTGTTCCTGACTGTGTTGCATTTACATTGTAATCATCTGTATAGAAATTAAGTCTCATGTAATGATCACCACTGCCTGTTTGTGTAATGTCTGCGTCATTGTTATCAGCAGAACCACTAGCATATATCTTAGCGTAGTGTTCACCGCTTCCTGATTGAGTTATAGTAAACTCTGAATCGTCACCGAATGCTCTTATCTCACCTTCTTTGTCATCTCCTGTTTGTGTGATCTTATAAACATTATCATCTCCTTGCATATAGATTTCAGCATCGTTGTTGTTGCCGTCTTGTATAACATCCATATCGTTTGAATCGTCATCAGCGTCTATATAACCAAAGTTATCATTACCGTCTTGGTCTATTTTGTACTCATTACCAGTGTGGTTAGCCACCTGACTATAAGCTCTGGCGGTGTTCCCTGTGCCATTTTGATCTATATCTATCGTAGCATTTTTACATTTATGAGTGGTGTAATTGCCTTCAGATAGTCCGCACCATACTCTAGCTACATTGCTTGCACCTATTTGATCTATATAAATAACAGTTGAGCTTCCTTTTGTTCTAATCTCAGTAGAATTGTCTCCTGCATAAAGGCTCAAGCAAAAGAAACTAATCAGACTGATTAATAATGATCTCATTTTCTCCGCCTCCGTTCACTGTAATATTAATTAATTTACCTGCTGATAATATTTGTATATTATATGCTCCCGATTTATCCAATTCTAAATCTACT